AGTATCTCGGGCTCTGGGAACTCTATAAGAAGGCCCAAATGTCTAATTGGACCGCAGAAGAAGTAGATTTATCAACCGACCTATCCGACTGGAAAACCCTCAACGACAACGAACAAAAATTCATCAAGTATATCCTGGCGTTTTTCGCTGGCTCCGATGGAATTGTTTTTGAGAATATCAATAACAATTTCGCTGACGAAGTGCAAATTTCAGAGGCTCGTTCCTTCTATGCGTATCAATGTCACAATGAAATGGTCCACGGGGAGACGTATTCTAAACTAATCGACAAATACATCAAAGATTCTACTGAGAAAAAACACCTCTTTGAGGCTATACAAACCGTCCCCTGTATCGAAAGAAAGGCAAACTGGGCCCTAAAATGGTTCGATACCAAGTCCCGAACCTTCGCCGAACGTCTCTTCGCGTTTGCATGTGTAGAGGGAATCTTCTTCTCTGGAAGTTTCTGTGCGATATACTGGCTCAAGAAGCGGGGCCTGATGCCCGGGCTATGCTTCTCGAATGAACTTATTTCTAGGGACGAAGGTCTTCACCAGGAATTTGCAGTCGAACTATTCAAACTCCTACGTAACAAACCTTCCACAGAGACGATTCACACCATAGTTAGGGAAGCTGTGGAGATTGAAAAGGGGTTCATTTTAGATGCACTTCCCTGTAACCTTATAGGGATGAACTCGGACAAAATGTCTGAATATATAGAGTATGTATCTGACCGTCTTCTCAAACAGGTTGGACAACCCACAATTTGGGGTTCTAAGAATCCATTTGATTTTATGGAAAATATTAGCCTAGATGGGAAGACCAATTTTTTTGAAAAGAGGGTGGGTGACTATGGGAAGATGGATGACACCTCCGATGATATTGGGTTTGATGAAGAGTTCTAATTAAATAGTGGATCTTCATTCATTTCATTCATGGGTTCCAAAACCCGACCCGTCTCGTGAAAATTGATTTGGGGTTCCCCAAAATCGGGTTTAGGGTTAGGGGCATCGACCATATCAGGTGGTGCACTCGCGACAACCTTATTACCCTTCCTTTTACCCTTACACCCACAACCCTTCTTACCACCCTCCTTTTTCACATTCATCATACCCCAAACAATGAGAGTGAAAACGATCGCGTGAACAACCAAACCAAAATTAGAAGGGCAACCATTTGGTGTTGCGATACTGGGACCTAAAATTCGTCTAACGAGACGAAATGTCTCGGGATTTGCGACTATAAAGAAGGTAAGACCCGAAATTACAGAAGTCAAGAATTTGTCCTGCTGTTTTCGACCGTTACATCCGCAACCACAATCTTTAAACACACCCATTATACTTTTGATATATGTTTACAAAAAAAACTTACTTAAAGTTCAGCCACCTAGTATATATATAACCACCAAACAATGTCGCTCGCTATCAAAGAAATCTCAAAGTTCTCCCCCGCCTCTGTGGGATTTTCCACTCTTCGTAAGAATAAGAATGGCGGTAAAACTGTCTACATTAATTCAGGCGACAACAAGAAAAATTACATTCAGTTCCCATTCATGCGTTCCCCCTTCGGTCTCAGCACCTTTACTGATGAGGGGACTGGACGCACTACATATTCCCTTGATCTTTCATTTGACCCTGACAACGAGGATGCCATGCTCGTCCACAGCAAGCTGAAGGAACTTGATGAAATCATCGTCAACACCGTCGCCAAGAACTCTAAGGAGTGGCTTGGTAAGGAGTTCAACGTCGCAGTCCTTAAGGAAGCTCTCTACAAGCCAATGGTTCGCCCTGGTAAGGAGCAGTACCCGTCTACCATGAAGCTCAAGATTCTCACAAAGCCAGATGGAACGTTTGTTCCAGAGGCTTACAATATGCAACGCGAGTCTACCCCAGTTGATTCCATCGAGAAGGGACAGAAGGTGATGTGTATCGTCGACCTCAGCAGCATCTGGTTCATCGACAACAAGTTCGGTGTGACTATGAGGCTCCAACAATGTCTCCTTGAGCAATCTACCAAGCTTCCATCTTTCGCCTTCCAAGGCCTCGACCTCCCAGAACCTGAAGAGGATGGGGAGGTTGACGAAGAGGTTGATGAGGAGGTTGATGTCTAAGATCCTAAAAAAATACCAAAAAAAAATCAGCCCCTATTGGTAAGAAGAAAAAAACTTCTTACGAATAAGTAAGAATGTCCAACATAGAGAAGAATCTCAAGAAGATTCTTAGAGGGAAAAAGGGGTGTTCACCCCAAGCGTATTTACCTTCAACAAAGAAAGTTGGATCTGGGGAGTATGGAAATGTATTCAAGGGGAACGTGAATGGGGATGGTAAGAGATATGTAGCCTACAAGGAAGTTAAGTTACCCGGAAATAATGTAACCCTAGCTGAATTGCGGAACTATATCAAACAAAATCCAGCTCGAATGGAATACACAATTGCGAAAAAGTTGAAGGGCTTCGGTGTTCCAGAAAATTACATATACAAGACATGCAGTGATAAAGTCATCATCTATATGGAATACATCGATGGTGTAGAATTAAGAAAATGGTGGAAGACCAACCCAACATTAGAACAACAAAAGTCTCTTATAGTTCAAATTATTTACAATCTCTACAGGATCCATAGAAAATATCCAAAATTCAGACACCACGATCTTCATGGAGGCAACATTTTGATAAAAAAGGTACCCGAAAAGAATATCAAAGTTGAGTTAAACAATAAAACGTATACAATTTCGAATGGTGGTATCGAGGCCGTGATGATTGATTTTGGATTTTCACTCTTCCCTCGTATAAAAAACCCTTTGATAAACGACAACTACTTCAAAAACATTGGAATTTCCAGAAACTCTCACAAACTATACGATATACACTTTTTCTTGAACAGTCTTTACGAAATGACCACGCAAACGAAAAACCCGGGGGTGAGGAATTTTATTAACTCTCTCCTACCACCCATGTATTTGGGTGCCAAAAGCACGGTTATTAAAGACTCTAGATTGATTGGCACCGACCGTAAAAATGTCGCTCACACATTTTACCTACCAGGGTTTGAAAATATTTTATCTAAACCCTTCCTCACAGGTGAAACCAAGGTTTTACCCCTACCAAAGCCACGAAAATTTGCGAAACCCCCCATAGCTCCAAAAAAGAAATCCAGTACACCAATCAATAAGGCGGCTGCATATGCGAGGGCGGTAGCTGTTATGAAAAAACGGCGAGAGGTTGGTACTCCCAAGCCAATCCCCCGCAGACGGAGATGATTAAAGTACGATCTTGAATGTGCGCTTAGTGCCCTCATCGACTTCGGAAAGTATCTTAAACTTTGGGGTCTTGGTGAGCTTCACCCCATCCTTAGTGACGAATGACTTCATCCGTTCAACTTCACCACGGGGCATTTTCCTGGTGTACTTGAGTGTGACATTCTTAGTTCCAATAGTAAATTCAGTTGAAGACATTTTAATATTTACCTATAATAAAATATGATTGCTCTAGTAATTCTCGTGATCGTTAATGTAATGATTCTCGTGAGAACTGGTCAGGCACCAATAGAAGATGGTGATAAATGGACTATTTACGGGTCCATGGGTTGTGGCTGGACTCGTAAACAGATTGAATACATGAAGAAGAATGGTAAATCATACACATTTGTCGACTGCGAAGAAGAGGACTGTCCGGGTGTTGAGGGATTTCCAACTATGGTCGACCAAAATGGTGAAAGGGTTGTAGGATTTAAGGAAGTTTAGATGCCGCGAACAACGCTAATAGATAAAGCAAGGATGAAAGCGTCCATCAAGTTCTTGATGGGCTTCAGGATGGAGATGTGCTTCACGAGAGACCTGTTCCACACGAGACGAAGAATGAATGTGCTGATGAGAAGGGTGAGCACAAAGATGAGAAACTCGGTGACTGCGTCAGACTTGTTTTGGGATTTGGATACTTCCTTAATCATTTTATTAAATACGTAGATTTTTTTCTAATCGAAGTATATGGTAGCTCCTCCTGTGAATGGATCTGAACCCAAATATACCACGAAAATGTGGGGTTCTACTAGGGGTATAAACAATAATAATTGTTACGCATATGCTGTGGGTGATTACGAAGCATACCGTTGGCAAAAATCCATCCCAGGAGATCGTTCTGGTATGTCAAATGGAAACCATAATTATACCCATTGCACAGGTTTACCCAAACGTGTCATATCTGACAACCCTAAGAAGGTTTACAGGGTGGATGGCGATAAGAAATGTAAAAAGGGATACTACAAAGTCATGATGTTCGTTTCTCCTGGGAGACCAACCAACTACATTCGCCAAGGTGATTTTCATTTTTACAAACAACATAGTGTGGTTGAATATAAAATCAAAGAAGGTGATACAATAAAATCAATCGCAACATTCTTCAAAGTTCCCATGGCACGAATCCGCGCTGCTGGTAAATTCAAAGTGGGTAAGAGGCTTATATTTCGAGCAAATGTCTTCAGTCACAAGCGTGGGTGGGCGACTGGTCCACTTCTGACTGACGCCAAGGGAAAGGTCATAAAAGATCCTCGTAAAGCTTCTAGAAACTACCCAGGTTTAAACTATGAGACATATTGTAGTTCATTCTGCGTCAAAAATACCGGAATCAAAGTCGGAAAGACTCACCCCAAGGTCAGAAAGAATACTGTCTAAATCCATCAAATTTTCAATCCCGTCAAATGAAAGATCAAATAAATCGATAACATCCATTGTAACATTTTCATTCAATGACACAGAATTAGACCTAACTGTGTGATTGTTTTGCACAGTAACTACAACTTTAAATTGGGAAGCATCAAAAACTTTTCTACAAACTGGGCAAGTATTTTTACCTTTATTTTTCCATTCCTGTAGACAGTGGGAATGAAACATATGTCCACAACGAGTAGGTGGATTATTCCTCGTTGGTTTAACTTCATTGAGACATATGGAACATGTTGACATTCTAGAGTATGGTTTTAAAGTTTTTTTCATAATTTAGCTCAGTATGTCTTGGAGGTGTCGACTAGGGGTTTGTTGCAATCATGGCACCTGGTTGTTCCCTGTTCATTCTGGACTTTCTGGAGAAGTTCGGGTCCAGATTTTTGGAGGAGTTTCCTATAAGAATAATTATCTTCGAATGATATGCCATTGTTTTGCATAACGTAGTTATTGAGAAGCTGGGCTGACGAGTTTATTGTAAAGCACCGACCATCGGCCATGCCAAGTCGTTGAGACATCTTGTATTAAATTACACCTAGAAATTAATTTGTCTATTGGATATTGTTTGTACCCACGATTCAAAACCCTTCGCTCTGAGAACCTTTACAAAGGGTTCACACCTGTAACCTAAAAATATATCGAAAATATCGGTGTCAGTTGTCGGACTTACTCTAATCCTGGAATTTTCGTTAATGTGGCAATTGATTATATTGTAACCAAATGCAATCTCCTTTAGAGTCTCCGCCCCCGTAATTATGATTTTGCCTGTGCTGAATATACTGCACGTAATTTCCTTCATATCATGGGCTGGTTTAAATTTTACTTTAACTGCGGAATACCGATCTGGTTCAAATGAAACTTTAAAAATATCATTATAGTTTTCGAACCAATCAGCAACCAAGTTCAAATTTATGTTGTAGTTTAAACTAAAGTTAGAATTGATCATCACAATCCTGAATGATTCTACCGGAATTGTATTTGTCATACCCAAAAAAGTCTTAAAGATGTAGGTGAGTTGGGTAATGATACGTTTACAATCAAATAGGTCACAACACCCCGCAACCTGAACACTACCGTTTGGGAATACCTTTACCGATTTTGTACTATAGGTGTCGTGATATGTGAGTGTAACCTGGTTGTAAAAAGTTGTCGGCTTCAGTTTCCATTCAAAACCATCCATTTTAGAATTATCTCGTCTCATTTTGAATGAACCAATTTCATTGAAGATTTTTCGTAATTTATTAATATCGATCGCCTGAACGAAACTTGAAACCATTGTTATCGTTGTAATTTTTATCCATGATGGACGAATTTCTGCGGGTATTTGATTTCTAAATTCGTTTATAGTTAGGAGGTAAGAAAAACTATTATTAGCAATTTTAGAATACATTTCAAGGTAAACTTATACCGAGTATATCGTGACTTAGGTGTTTAAAGAATACATTCACGTTCTTTATAATGACACGCTTTGTTAACTCTGCCACCCATGTTCATGACGTAGAGTCAGATTTATCATACGCAGAAATACGATATGATCAGTATATAGAATCAAAAGGTGTATACCAAACCTACACTGACTATATTAGCACTGAACCACACGGAAACTGGGTGAAGTTGGGTGCATTCAAGCACTCAATTCCTTATGAAAAATTCTTGGACACTATGGTATCCCAAACGTTTGAGGTGTGTCAACGGAAAGCTGAGGTGTATCTCGATAGTATCCTCGATGAAGAACTCGAGATTCGTCATTTTATCAGAATCCTCCATGCAACAAAAATTATAGACCCAACATTTCAACCACCCCATATTAATAAAAAGAGTGCTTGGCAAGTGGAATTCTTACAAGAATTTTGTAGAAAGTACATCACAGATGCTATTCAAGAGTGTAAGAGTAAATCACGTCTCGAATATTTCTTTAACGTTTTACACGCAATATCACTAAATATAGAATAATTGCGGCACAAAGTGTATATCCCAAAAGTGATACGTTTGACAAGTTGTTTTCGACGTTCATCGCTTCACTCGAAATAAATGGTGCCTGACGCTCAATGCAATCACCTGAATCGATATTACGTTTCGGATGTATCGTCGAAAAGGTGTCATTTATTTTTGTTTCATCTTCACAGAGACCAAATCCGCAATACACACTTTTCTTTTTATCCTCAAATGCGCTTTTATTCTGGAGAGGAGCTTTA